GATCCTTTTTTGTGTGCCATTAGCATTTCCATCTACGTAGTGCCAACGCTTTACGGGTTGGCTTTCCATTCTTTCTCATTGGCCCCTTAACACCCTTCATACGGGCACAAAAGGAACGCTTACGAGCACCACCTTGGGGCTGAGGAGCCTTGAGATTGGAGCCCGTAGCTCTATTATATTTTGCTCTGCCTTTAGCTGTAAGCCCACCCTTGCGGGATTTCTCACCTCGACCTAAAGACAGACTTACACCTTTCTTGCGAGCCATTATTTTTTCTTCTTGCTTCTCATGTTTTTAGCAATAGCCTTAGCTACCTTTGGAGGCATCTTAGGATTTTTCTTCATTAGCTTCTTAGCTCCATTGCCTTTTTTGGCTCCGTAATGTCCGGGCATAATAGTCTCCTATACTTTTAAGTTTGATGCGGATAGTTTTCTGATGACATCATCTCTGAACGCTTCATCAGTTTGATATTCTGGTTTGTTCATGTCTCTGACAACCTCAGCCATACTTCTGTAGTTTTCAGTAGATGACTCTTTGCCAGTAACTATACGGGAATCTCGTCCCTGTGAATCTTCGTATTGTCCCATAAGTGCTGTGACTGCAAATTTGATTGCTGTTTTATTTGCTGTTGCAAGTACAGCATCATACTCTCCTTGTGCTGTCTTATCTAGATTCTGACCAGCCCACTCCATAAGAGCATCGTAGCCAGCATCTCCTCCAGCTAGATTTTTTATTTCTCCTACTTCTTGTGCCGTTAGAACAGGCTCTGGAGTATCAGGAGTATAACCAACCTGATCTCTCAATCCATTTAAATAGTTGTTGACAATATCTTTACTAAGTCCAGCCTTAGCAAGTTGACCATACATCTCATCGTTCAACGTACCGTTGTTCTCTTCAAAGTGTTTGCTCATTGCAAACGGGTCAATACTATTATCCTTAAATAAATTACCTAGTTGTTCTCCATACAGTTCGTTAGCCGTATCATAATTAACACTGCCATCTTCTGCATACAGTTCATACTCTGGTTCTGATTCTGGTTCTGCTTGTTCTGCAGGTGCGTCACCTAGTTTCTTCTGTAGTTCAAGATATGCTGACTCTAACTCTTCGGCACTCTTATATTTACCAGCAAGCATTTTATCTTGCTTTTGTATAAGATCTTCACCTATAGCTAGATTCTTTGCATCTCTTTCAGCTTGTTCTTGTGCTACTGCAGGATCTTCTGAGGTGTCGTAGCGGATTGTTTCTGCCATAATTACTGTGGTTGTAGTGCTTGTTTCATGCCCTCAAGGGCTTCTGGGTTTTTGGCTGGGTCAAGCATTGGAGCGTTAGCTAGTTGTCCAGCTTGGTCAGTCAGTGACTGCATTTGCTGTGCTTGCATTGCTTGCTCTTGTTCAGCTTGACGCTCATCCATGCTCTTAACAAGATTAAGTATGTCAATACCTTGAGATGCTGCAAGACGTTTGATAGCCTCGTCAGGATTCATATATTGAGCTAGAGCCTCTGGCCCCATTGTTTGAGCTACGGTTGTTATAAACTGAACTAATGCTTCTCTGTCCTGACCTCTACCTAGAGCATTTATACCTGCTACTATGGTAGGCTTCATTAACCCAGCGGGTATGCTAGGTATCTGTTTAGATCTGGTCAGTGTGTGCATTTTACGGTTGAGGTATGGTATTAGAAACTCAGTCGTGAGCAAACTAAATAGTCCACCCAGCTGTCTTTCTAGTTCCATCTGTGTCATTCTAACTTCTTCTGCTGTAGTTCTTTCTGACTGACGTACTGACAAGACAAGAAAAGCCTCAGCTAATCTTTTCTCTAGCATGTTAATCATTTGATATGCAGTTTGGAAGTCAGCAGTTTTACCTACCTGTACTACGCCTATATCATCTGGTCTACCTTGTATAATAGCTCCATTACCAGCGTTAGCTAGTGATGCAGGTTTAGTTACAGAAGAGGGTGATACAGTGAACACAACTTTAGCTGCTGCTGCACTACCTTCAACGATAGCTTGCATTAATGCCTCTAAAGATTTCAAGTCTCCAAGGAACTCTTCTACTCTAGAACGTCCGTAATCTTCTCCATCTACGGTAACAAAACGTAGTGGCAGCCAAGGAGTTTTATCCTTGGGAGCTTTACCTATGCTATCTGGTAGTATGGTATCGTTAGCTTCTTGATGCCAACGCCATCCGTTATCATTTAATTTAACACATGTATATACATCTACATCTTTTGTACCTTTGTAGTCACCTTTCTCATCATCGTTAGGGCCATCACTAAGTTCTGCTAAACCTAGTAATTTTTTACTAACTCTCTCTTTAGTTACTATCTCAACTACTGACCCATTACCATCACGTTCAACTACGTAACGATTGAGAGGGTATACTTTCATACCGTCCTGTGCCATGTAGACTAGAGCATTTCCTGTAACAACTAAATGTTTTAATGCTGCAAATATTTGAACCCTATCTGTGGAAGCTGCAATGCTCTCCATTATCATGCGTTCTATTTTTGCAAATGTAAGATCTAACTCACTCTTTGCTTCTGGCGGTATCTCTACACCTAGCTTAGAATCATCTAGTTGTAATTTGAAAAAGCTAGTAGACGGAGGTAGAAGTCCTAGCATAAGTTTTGAACTTAGCGTGGTAACTCCTTTAGCTCCGACTGACTGCCAAGGTGTTTGAAAGCTCTGATACAAAGCATCACCCTCATTACGCATTAGTAGTGTAGGGATGGTAAGCTCTGCACAATCATAAGCAACATCTAAGAATTGTTCACGGTGACTCGATAACTCATTGTATCGTTGCCGTGCGTTCTTCATCCGTAAGTACCTCCAGTACCACCGCCACTACCAGTATTAGTACCAGTTCCTGTAGTGATACCTCTTAGTCCACCAGATTCTGGTTTCTTAGTTTGTAGTCTTGCAGTACCTTGCTGTCCTCTACCTGTCTTTCTACGTTTAGTAGTCCTTACCTTTGCCTTTCTCTTTGTTTCATCTTCTGTTACAGGAGCTGGAGTTGGAGCTTCTGGCATTGGTGTAGGAGCCTGTTGTACTGGCATTGGGGGTGGAGGAGTGGTTGGTGGGGCTGGGGTTGGAGGGGGAGGAGTGCTTCTCCTACCGCCAAATAAACCGCCTATACACATAATTATTCTCCTTTAAGTTTTAGTTTTAATAATCTTATAATTGATAGTTGACCAGCCCTAAAAGATATTTCTTTTTCTGATAGTGTGTGGTCTGGAAACTTGTCTGGAAACTGCTCATCGAGTTCATCTACGATCTTCTCAATGCGTCCCCAGTCAAGCGTACTTGGGTAAGTTGGTGTTTGCATGTTCAAAAAATGCGGGCATGCGGGCTCGCTTAGTGTCGGCAAGCTGTGGAGCTTTACCTTCGTACATTAGACGGTCACTTGAATCCGTCCAAAATTTTCTGCTTAAATATTTGTTAGGTGCTATGTCAGCCAATGGTTCAAAGATCCAATTAATTGTAGCTTTCCTAAGTTTGTCCAAAGAAGAGCTAGGGCGTAGACCCATATCAGCACAAACCAAACTGTTGCAAGCGACATGAATTTGCTCATCTCTGGAAATATCAGCCGATACTGTCCTAAGAGCAGCATCGCCACAAAAGCGATTGAAAGGTAAAATAACAAAGAATACAGCACGTTCAGCTACCAAGGCTTTTAGTATAGTGTGGTCAGGGTGAGCTATCCACGCATCACGTAGTAGCTTCGCCTCTTTCTCAGCTTTCTTGTCTAGTCCGTGGACATCAGCAACGTAGCCAAGAGCTAGGTCATGTCTCTCCTCATCCTTTACGTTTGATTCGAGCAGTACTCTAGCAGTATCGGGAACCTCTTTGCTAAGGGTTTCCGTAATAAAGGAACCAACAGGAAGCTCCATATGCCGTATTGCAAGAGCACGGTAGATGGCTTCCTCACTTCCTTCCATGAGTTTTCCTTTCGTGGGCTTAACGGGAGTCCACTTTCTTTTCCTGTGTAATAACTTATCATAAGGGTTCATTCTTCACAACCTATGCACTTAATGGGTTCGAGTATTCCGCTTAAGTAATCGTCAACCTCAGTTTCATCCAATGCAGCAAAGGCACTAGACTTATCCTGTGTATCTCCCATAACTTGAAGCGAGTAGTATAAAGATGTTTGAGGACTATCTAACCACTCTTGGATAAACTGTTCATCATAGGTCACAACATCTGACCATGAGTTGAATGAGTATCCGTGTAGTAGTCCAGTCTTATGGAGCATTGTCATAATGCCGTCTGCTACACGCTTGTATGCGTCCCAGCCAACCTCTGAGGCGATCTCCACATCGCCATAGTCGTATGATGTTACTCCAAACGTACCGCTGTCACGGTCTACGCTTCGAGCTATAGGTGGTGCGATCTCAGGACAGGCAGTATACCCATCGAGATCTTTTGAGCTGTAGCTACATGATGCGGTAGGAGCTATTGCAAAAGCTCTCTTCATACCATGTAACCATGCAATATCACAGGCTGATAATATGCCACGCTTCATTGCAAATGCTATTTTAAGAGCACTCTCTGGTAAAGAGGTATCAGTTTCTGATGTCTCGACACCATAGTTTACTCTGTCCAGTGCCTCACCAAACTCAGCATAAGTTACTTTGTAACGTCTGAGGAGGTTGGCAAGACCGAGCATTCCAAGCCCCACTTGTTTGTCATTGTCTGGGGTAAGGTATTCTCCAGATTCTCCAACACCTGTCCTTGCATGGAGATTACACAGCTCGGACATAGCTGTAGTGAAACCCTCTTGTATGTTGCCGATAGTACAGGCAGCGAGATTGACATGCTGTAACAGGCATGTGCCTCGTGAGGGCAGGTAAACCTCAAGACAGACGTTGGAGTAGATTCTTTCATTGTTTTGGTATTTTATTTTATTGAGCCATATGTCTCCAGAGCGTATGCCCTCAAGCAAGGCTTCTTTATGGGGCGTATCCTTCCACATCCCCTCGGTAAGGTCAACGCATCGTTTGACCCAAGGTAATTCAGAGCGAGGAGTGGTGATATACTCAAGGATGTCGGGATGGTCAAGATCAAGATGCAAGACACATGCCCCATTTTTATAGACCCCACCCCTCCTAATAGTTTCATTGAGAGCTGAGTAAATTTTACCAAAAGATACAGGGCCACTAGCAACTAAGCCCTTGTCATTGGTGTGACCCGCAGGTCTTATTTTGGATAGGTGAACAGCAACACCTGCTCCAAAGCGTAGAGCATGTGACACAAAACGCCACGATGCTTCGATTCCATTCTTTCCTTCGATGCTATCTTCTACAACAAATACTGTGCAGCTGACAGGTAAACGTCCATCTGGATCTTTTATCCAGTTTTCGATTCTACCAGTTCTAGCTACCAAAGGATGTGGAAACAAATCGTCTATCATAGTTTAGGATTCCAAAGAATAGGTTGTGAATTAGTTAAGTCGTAGTCCTCTTGACGTAAGATCTTGGCTAGACGTGCATTGAGTAAAGCGTCATCGTCTGATAACCCTCTGTCTGTGAAGGCTTTACAAACTGCCTCCCACTTGTTTTCGTTTCTATCTAATAACTCTGTAGCTCGCTTGACTCCTATTCCGGGGCAACCAGAGTACCCATCTGTGGGGTCGCCTGATAGCGTTTGGATTAGATGCCATCTGTCTCCATCTTCTACTGTAATCTCCACGACATCATCAGTCATATTCCACAACACACTAGGTATTTGTTTCATGTCCTTGTCAGGACTGACTACGATGTTTTCTGGATTGTTAAACATAGTTGCATCAATACCAATGGCATCATCAGCTTCTAGGTTTGGTCGTATACAGTATTTGTAGTTGGCTCTACAGTGATTTATTAAACGTCTATAACCAAGTGGCTTACGTTTCATTCGGTGTCCCTTGTAATCAGGATAAATTTCTTTTCGGAAATTTTTAGTGCTTGAGAAGTATAAGATAAAGTCGTCCTCCATCATAGCCTTCGTCACCTTGTTCAACTCATTCTCAAATACTCTGAGAACATCACTGAACTGTGACTGTGATATGATGACATCATTACCAAAGTCTATACCTATCTCACAAGCCTGTGATGCTTTATAAGCAAGGAAGTCAGAGTCAATTAATAACATTAGTGTACCTCTGCCCAGTTGT